CTTCGTAATAAGAGGAAAACAGGCGGTAAAGGCGGTGGTGGAAAATAATGGCGTATAGATTAGGAAAACGAAGTTTATCAAGACTTGAAGGTGTGAATGAAAACCTTGTGAGTGTTGTTAAATATGCGATAGGTGTTACCAAACAAGATTTTAGTGTAATCTGTGGTTTGCGAACTATAGAAGAGCAAAAAGCTCTAGTTGCAAAAGGTGCAAGCCAAACGATGAAATCGAAACACATTGATGGTAATGCTGTTGATTTGATGGCTTATTGCGATGGCGGTAGGTGGGAATTAAACCTATACGATGAAATCGCAGATGCTATGAAAGAAGCAGCTGAAGCATCGGGTGTAAAACTGCGGTGGGGTGCTGCGTGGACTATTGATGATCTTGGTTTGTGGTCGGGTACAGCAGAAAACGCAATGAACAGCTATATCGATATTCGTAGATCACAAGGACGTAGGCCGTTTATCGATGCTCCTCATTTTGAATTAATGTTCTAACATGCACGTTTTTGTCCTTATGCTATACTTAGGGTATGGGGACGAGCGTACTTTAGTGATTGATGATATGTACTTCAAACAAGTCAATTACTGTAACAAGGTGGCTGAATCTTTAGTTAAACGGTATAGTACACATGGAATATCTATTAAAGATAGAGCAGTTGCGTACTGTTTACCTGTACGATTAAGTTTAGACCACGCAGAATCAATTTATTAGGAGTATGCCCAACTTATGAACGACCTTTACTTTTACGAGAACATGCTTAAGAGTGTTCGCGAACGGCAAAGATCATATCAGGATTGTATATGTCACGGCCCTGTTGCTGATTTTACCGTTTTCAAGGAACTGCGAGCCAAGCTCGCGGAACTTGCTCAAACTGAACAGGATCTTAAAGACCTGCTAAATAGGGTGTCAGATATAGATGACTAATAAGTTGTTAGTACCAGAGTACTATGAAGAAAAATCAAAGAAACCAAAAGCAAAGCCTAAAACAAAACCTGTAGAAGTCAAAGAAGGCGTTCTACAACAGGCTTATGTTAAAGCAGAAGAGCGTTATTTAGACCCTTCTAAACTTTCTGAAAAAGCTATAGATAAATTACCGCAACCTACGGGTTGGCGGATTTTGTTATTGCCCTTTCAGGGAAGAAAACAAACTGATGGTGGGATAATTTTGCCTTCAGAAACTCGCGAGCGTGAATCTGTAGGTACAGTTTGTGCTTATGTTTTGCGAGTAGGCCCGTTGGCTTATAATGATTCTGATAAATTCGGTACTGCTAAACCGTGGTGTAAAGCAGGAGATTGGGTGATTTTTGGCAAATATGCTGGAAGTCGATTCAGAATTGAAGGTGGCGAAGTTCGAATCATTAATGATGATGAGATACTTGCTACTATTGGTAGCCCAGATGATATTTTACACCTCTAACCATGGAGTAACCCCATGCCAAATGAAAAACTAAACGAAGATCAAGAAGATGAAATTGAAATTGAGGTAGAAGTTGAAACCGAAGAATCAGATTCTTCAGTTGATGATTCAAATGATTCTAAAGATTCAGACGAGTTAGAAAATTATAGCGATGGCGTTAAAAAGCGCATAAGCAAATTGACAGCTAAAATGCGTGAAGCAGAACGCCGTGAAGCTGCGGCGACTGAGTATGCTAAAGCTGTTCACTCTCAATTAGAGGAATCTAAAAAGAACACAGCTTCTTTAGATAAATCTTTTGTACAAGAGTTTGAAAATAGGTTAACTGCTGAAGAACAACTTCTGCATAGTTCATTAAAAGAAGCTATAGATCGTGGCGATGTAGATAAACAAGTTGAAGTTCAAAAACAAATGGCTACTGTTGCGAATCAAACAGAAAGGCTATCTCAAGCTAAAAAACGCCAAGAGGAAGCTGCAACAGTCGTAGAGCAACCTGTTCAACAACAGGCGGCACAAAGCCAGCAACCAGCACCCCCTGATCCTAAAGCCACTAGATGGGCTGCTAAGAACGAATGGTTCGGTTCTGACGAACCTATGACTTTGACTGCGTTTAGTTTTCACAAAAACATGGTTGAATCTGAAGGTTACGATCCGACTAGCGATGATTACTACTCAGAACTTGATCGGCGAATGGCTGAAGAGTTTCCCCATAAACTCGCAAAAAAATCTAATAATTCTTCTAGAAGTGGCCCAGCAGTCGGTGCAGCAAACCGAGGTTCTTCGGGTCGTGGCAAACAACAAGTAAAGTTGACTCCTTCTCAACTTGCTATTGTCAAGAAGTTGGGTATAAAGAAGGAAGATTATGCGAGGCAAATGCTTCGTATGCAAAATTCGTGAGGATGGTTGAATGACCGATAGAAACCCACGCTCTTCCCAAACAAGGGAAAAAACTGCTCGCCTTAAACCTTGGCGACCCCCGTCTGCATTAGACGCTCCTGCCCCTCCAGAGGGGTTTGTCCACCGTTGGATCCGTGAAAGTGTCATGGGCTACGATGATCGCAAAAACCTATCTGCTCGCCTACGCGAAGGCTTTGAACTTGTTCGCGCTGATGAGTACCCTGATTTCGAATCACCTACAGTCCAAGATGGTAAACATGCTGGAGTTATAGGTGTTGGTGGTTTGGTGCTCGCTAGGTTCCCTGTAGAAACTCGTCAACAACGCAACGACCACTATCGTCGGCAAACTTCCGACCAAATGATCGCTGTTGATAATGATCTTATGCGGGAGCAACATCCTTCCATGCCTATTAGTAAACCTGATAGGCAGTCACGTGTAACCTTCGGGGGCGGAAACAATCCCGAGTAAATTTTTAGGAGTCTAATCCATGGCAAACATTGATGCGCCGTTTGGTTTGCGGCCCCATAATAATCTAGGTCAAACACCGAACAGCAACGGGATGACACCTTACAAAGTACAAATTCCTGGAGTAGCAGGATCATCTAGCTCTATTTTTCAAGGCGATATGGTGATTCCTCTTACTAATGGGCTTGTAGACGTAAGTGCGGCAGACGGCGGTTCGGTAGCGATTCTAGGTGTTATGGCAGGGTGTGAGTATATCGCACTTGACGGTACGCCAACCTTTTCACCAAATTATCCAGCAACAGCTTCGTTGAAGTCTGGCACAGAAGCTACGGTTTTTGTGTATGATAATCCATTTCAAGTGTACGAAATTAGTTGCGATGCTACGCTAACTAATCTTGCTACGGCAACAGCACTTATCCATTCTAACGCTGAAGGCGCTGGTTTTGGATCAGAAAATGGTTCAACAGGCATTTCCATCGGAGAACTTTCGGTGGCTTCTGCTGGAGCAACTACTGCTACAGATAACTTCCGTATAGTGGGTTTTAAAGATGTCGAAGGCATCGATTATGCCGCTGCGGGTGTTATTGCGTTGGTTAAGTTGAATCTTCCCTTCCACACCGCCACAACTGGCCTTTAAGGAGTAAATAGATATGGCTATTGCAAGATCCCAACTCCTTAAAGAATTAGAGCCTGGACTACATGCTCTGTTTGGTTTGGAGTATGATCGGTATGATAACGAACATGCCGAAATATTCGAAACGGAATCTTCAGACCGAGCGTTTGAAGAGGAAGTTATGCTGTCTGGATTCGGTGCTGCTCCTGTAAAGGGAGAGGGTGCTGCGGTTTCTTTTGATACTGCGAATGAATCCTTCACTGCTCGTTACACACACGAAACAATCGCCCTTGCGTTTGCGATCACTGAAGAAGCTGTAGAGGATAACCTTTACGACCGACTTAGTTCTCGTTACACCCGTGCGCTTGCTCGTTCAATGTCTAACACCAAACAAGTCAAAGCGGCGGCTGTGCTGAACAATGCGTTCGACAGTGGTTTTGCTCTTGGCGATGGTAAAGAGCTATGTGCAACCGATCACCCCACTGTGGGCGGAGGCAACTTTGCTAATGAGCTGAGTACAGCAGCAGACTTGAATGAAACTTCTTTAGAGCAGTCGTTGATTGATATTGCGGCCTTTATTGATGAGCGTGGCCTAAAAATCGCGCTTCAAGGTCGTAAGTTGATTATTCCACCCGCCCTACAGTTTGTTGCTGAACGGTTGATGGCAAGTAATCTACGTCCGGGAACTTCAGACAACGATGCTAACGCGATGAAAAATATGGGTATGCTGCCTGAGGGATATGTGGTCAACCACTTCCTAACAGATACAGACGCATTTTTCATTAAAACAGATGCACCTAATGGTTTCAAACACTTTGAACGTGCTGCTGTTAAAACTTCTATGGAAGGCGATTTTGATACGGGCAATGTCCGTTATAAAGCTCGCGAGCGTTATAGCTTCGGTGTTTCAGATCCACGTTGTGTATTCGGTTCTCCTGGAGCCTAACACAAAACGGGTACGGTTCCTCCCAGTTTGTACCCGTAGGGGCGGTCTTTTAGATCGCCCCTTTCTTTTTGTTTCAAGTTATTGTATGTTTTGTTTATCCCTGACAGCCGCGCTGTGTGGCTGACTTAACCCACGACAGGAGATATACATGGGTAATTCTACTTTTTCAGGTCCAGTACGATCTGAGGGCGGCTTTCAAGTAATTTCTACAAATGCTACAACTGGAGCAGAAACTACTATTGCAAGCACAGCTTCTACTGGAATCGTTACTAATAAGTATGTAAAGCACGTTGGATATGCGACAGGTGTTACAGTAAATACTACAGCGGGAGATAGTCCTGCTATTGGTCAATTTACACAGCCAGCAAACACTATCATTACAAATATCAAAATTTTCTGTGCTACTGCTCCAGTAATCGGTACAGGTGATATTGGTTATGAAGTTGGAACTTCTAGCTCTGGCGCACAAATTGTTGCAGCAATTACTGATGAAATTTTAGATGGCGGTACAACCGTTGTCCTAGGTAATGTGACGACGACGACTTTGGTTGCTACTACTCAAAGCGCAACAACGGCTCCCGTTTCTGCTCAATACACTTCAGCTGAGCGCACAATTTTCTGCAACATAACAAATACAGTAGATGCAACAACTGCGGGTTCGTTTACGTTCATCATTGAGTATGTGCAAATCGCATAAATAGGAGCGTAATATGGCGGATGCTATAGCTACACAAACGCTTTTTGATGGTTCTAAACGAGTCATTCAAAAGTTCACTAATATCTCTGATGGTTCAGGTGAGTCTGCGGTAAAAAAGGTCGATGTTTCAGCGTTAGTTAATAACTCTGANGGAGATGCTTGTACGGGTGTCGTAATAGAGCGCATTTGGTGGCAGTGCATTGGAATGAAGGTGCANATTTTATGGGATGCGACTACGAATCTTTTATGTATTGAGCTGGGTGAAAANCAAAGTGGTAATCAAGATTANACAGGCTTTGGTGGTTTGACGAATAATTCTGGATCTGGTAAAACAGGAGATATTATGTTTACTACAGTCGGCCATACTAGCGCAGATACATATACGATTATTCTTGAAATGCGAAAAGAATTTTAATCGTGTCTGGTGACAAACCTATAAAGCGCAATAAAAAACATTATCGCCCCACTAAAAAAGGGGCGGGAATGACTCCTGAGGGTGTTCGTGCTCACAACAGAGCTAATCCAGGATCTAAACTCAAAACAGCAGTTACTGGAAAAGTCAAAAAAGGCAGTAAAGCAGCCAATAGGCGTAAGTCTTACTGTGCACGTTCGGCAGGGCAAATGAAGATGTTTCCTAAAGCGGCTAAAAACCCAAATAGCCGTTTAAGACAAGCTCGCAAACGGTGGAAATGTTAATGACTATTACTCGTGGGCAAGAACGCAAACAAGTGGAGGGTAAGATGGGGAAACCTAAAGGTCTTTATCATAATATGAATGAACGAAAAAAAGCAGGAACTTCTCGTTCTGTGAGTAACTCTACAGTTACTCCTGCGGCCTATGCTAACATGAAGGCAGGGTTCCCTAAACGAGAAAATGCAAAAAATGGTGGGATGTTTAACAAAAAGAAGTTTTGCGGAAAAGTTGTCAAAGGTCCGTACGGATAATGCCTTATTTGCAAAGTAACATTCCTCATTTCAATTGTTGGGTGAGAAGAGAATATACTTGCAATCATGAACAGTATCATGGTGAGTTTTTACATGCTATGGCAATAGCCGTAACTACGATGCCTAATAGGTGTTTAAGTTTTCAATTAATTTTTACAGGGCATGAGTCTACAGAAGAAGAATATGACAATGTCCACGGCGGGGCGATGTGGGCGCGAATGCCTATTACCGCCCTAGTAGCTGATGAATTAGGTGAGGGATGGCCTGAACCTATGGCAGTGCATGAAGTGCAGCCTTGGGATTGTCCCTCGCACACACATGCTGTTTATGTGCTTGATAGAGCTACGCCATGTCCGTGGATGGCTAAAATAGATGGAGAGTTTTACCCCGCTAAATACTTGTTTACGGTAGATTACACAGATACAGACGTAGCGGACGATCCAGCACAACATAAACAAGCGCATGTATTGCAACTTCTACAGGCGGGTTCTTGGACGGGTAATATTGTAGCTTTACCTAATAATAGAGTAAGAGTTACACATCCAGCATGGTTTGAAACTGGTCAAGGTGCACCAGATTTTAAACCTTCTCAACACATACATTATTCTAAATCAGACTTAGACTATACTTTAGATATCAATAGAATTTTTGACAACATCTACACAGAAAAGGAAAAGTAGTATGGCCCCTAGAACTTCTAAAAGACCCGTTTTACGAGGAGACGCTGAAAAGAAAAGAAAGCGTGAAGAAGCGGCTAGAAGGAAAAGAGTAATTTTAGCACGGCAGAATCAAATGGTTGAGGCTGCGGAGGGTAAGCCTGGATCTACTCCTTCAGAGAAAAACAAAGCAGCAAAAGACCGTATGAGCGAAATGTTGGGTATGAAACTCAAAAACGGTGGTGCTGTGACT